GTGAACTAACGGATATGACTGCTGCGATGACAGGTACTGATGAATTTATAGTACTTGATGCCGGTGCTGATAGGCGCAAAGCGGCAAACGAAATTGGATTGAGTATCTTTAACAACGATAGTGGATTTACCACTAACACTGGTACTGTAACATCAGTAAGTGGTGGAACTGGATTATCAGGAACAGTTACATCTAGCGGAAGTTTATCAATTGATAGTACAGTTGCAACACTAACTGGAACACAAACACTTACTAACAAAACACTTACTAGTCCAGTAATAAGTTCAATTAGTAATACTGGAACACTAACACTTCCTACTAGTACTGGCACCGTTGCACTTACCAGTGATATTCCTACAAACAACAACCAATTGACGAATGGTGCTGGTTACACTACAAACACTGGTGATATAACTGGTGTAACTGCTGGTACTGGTTTAAGTGGTGGAGGATCAAGTGGATCAGTTACACTGAATGTAGATTTATCAGAACTAACTGATATGACTGCCGCTATGACAGGTACTGATGAATTTATTGTTTTAGATGCCGGTGCAGATAGACGTAAGGCTGCAAACGAAATTGGATTAAGTATTTTTAGTAATGATTCTGGTTTTACTACAAACACTGGAGATATTACGAATGTTAGTGTAAGTGGAACAGGACTATCAGGGGGTGGTGCTAGTGGTAGTGTTACAATTACAAGTAATGCCACTAGTTCTAATACAGCTAGTACAATTGTTGCTAGAGATGGTTCAGGTAACTTCACTGCTGGTACAATAAATGCAACTAATGTTGATATAAGTAGCACACTCGATATAGGCAGTGAAGTAGTGCTTACAGAATCAACTGACCGTGCAGATTTACTGCTGATAAAAAGCACCACATCCGGTTGGGGCGGCCTACAGATTAGTAATAGTTCCAACGAAGGTCTTTGGTCTTTTATGACTAATGGTACCACCGGTGGCATCTACGACGATGAAAACGGTAAGTGGCATCTTCAATTTCTTGAGTTAGGCGAAACTAGATTATACCATAATGGAGTTGAAAAACTCAATACCACTAGTGGAGGTGTTACTATAACAGGCGTAATGACTGGTACTGCAACAAGTGCAAGATACGCTGACTTAGCAGAAAAATATACCAGTGATCAAGATTATGAACCAGGAACTGTATTAGTTTTTGGAGGTGATGAAGAAGTTACAGAATGTAATACAAAATATAATAAGCGTATTGCTGGTATTGTAAGTACTGATCCTGCATACCTAATGAATAGTGAAGGTCTAGGAGTAACTGTAGCATTATTAGGTCGTGTACCATGTAAAGTTATTGGTGAAATTCGTAAAGGTGATTTAATGGTATCTAGTGATATACCAGGACATGCACAAGCATGGCGTGATGAGAGCAATCCTCCTGCAGGCAGTGTGATAGGAAAAGCATTAGAAAATAAAACAGGTGCAGGCGCAGACGTGATAGAAGTTGTTGTAGGCAGGATATAATGCCTACAGGTAAATTTTATACCGCAGATTACACTGGTGAAACAGTATCTCATAATGTAAGTTGGAAAAATAGAAACGATCCCGATAGTATGATTTGGGTTGAAAAAACTATTATCAACGACAAACATAATGGTATTGCTCATGTTATTGGAAATAGTACTAGTAGAAAAGGATTTGATCTTAATTTACTAACAGGACAAACTGGCGGCGAACATGGAGCTCAAAGTGTAGGGCAAACATATGGTTGTAACTTATTATATAAAGATTTTTCACCAACTTTTTTAATTTGTATTAATAAACAAATATGTGCTGATATAGCACTTACTGAATACACAAAAGACAACATAGTTTACAGTAACGTAAAAAATATAATAGAACAAGAAGGCCATTTTTATCTATATCCACAATTGTTCACAGGAAATACAGGAAGTTTGGCACTAAGATTAGCGTGTGCTGACGGTCATAAGAAAATATATTTGATAGGAATGACAACATATAGTATGCCTGAAGATAATATGTATTTTGGCAGCCATGATGCTTATAAAGCAGTTAATATGGAAGGTGCAAATAATAAATTTATATCTGATTGCACAAAAATATTTTTAACATACAATGATGTGGAATTTTTTTACGTTGCAAAAGATGCTGGACTTATGCCAGAAGAATACAATTGGTGTCCCAATGTTAAAGAAATAACATTCAATCAATATTACAGTTTAGCAAGTTTAGGTGCAATTGCAAGGTAACTATAAGTCACACATTGTATCTTCTATTGTTTTAATTTTGCCTATAATTTCATCTACTTGAAATGTTGTAAAAACACCAGGATGAAGTGGCTTTGGCCAACTATCTAATTTGCTCCAAGCATAACCTTTATGTTCTTCATTCAACTTAGGAACAAATTCTTCTTCTATTAAACATACATATGTGGTATATGTAAAATTATTTTTACTATTAGTAAATTTTTCAACAGGGATAGTTTTAAGCACTAGTGGCATAAACCCTATTTCCTCAACTATTTCACGTTGTAGTGCAGTGAATTCAGTTTCATTCTTTTCAACTTTTCCGCCAACAAATGCCCAGGTACTATCATATCTAGCACCACTGCGTAGTACAAACAAGTATCTACTAGTTTTTCTGCTTAAAAAAAGTGCACCTACACTCTGATTAATTTGTTTATTTTGCTGACTCATTTAAACTATCGATTACACTATAAATATTTGGTTCTTCACCATACGGATTATATAGACACTTATATTTTCTAGGGCAATTTTTTTCTATTGCCATTTCATAAGTTCTATTCTGTCCTTGATATATACAAACTTCGTCACCGTTTTTTGCTCTTAACCTTTTCTTGAGCATACAAGTGACCATTTTAGGTTTTTTTGTTATTCCTTGATTAATTTTTTGATTACGTGAATATTCGTTCTTTTTTCCATATACTTTTTTATCGCCTTTAGGTTGATACATTTTACCACCTGCATCTATTGTAACAGGAGTAAAAATAAGTAATACAGATATTATAATACTATAGACCAATCGCCTGCCTTATATTCACCTTCATAAGATTTAATCCACTCTGTGCCAGTCCATTTGTATTGTAAATTTGTTGTAGTATTAGTTACATAGTGTATACCTTGTTCAGCACTACTATTGAAAGCAATTTGCCAATCAGTACCATTATATTCTATAATATCATTTGCACTTGCAACTAAACTTCCCCAAGCATCAGGTCCATCTGTATTTGAACTACTACCGATTGCATTTAGTATAAGATATCGTTGTCCAGTTGCAGCAGTTGCTAATCCTGCATCAGGTCCACTTTTTAGAGGATTTATTATCTTTGTTATGGCAGGTAAATCGTTTGTAGGAATAGTATCACTTTGTACTGTCCATAATAATTTGTGAGGATCGCTAGGATGAAATGCTATTGTACCAACAATTTCAGCAGTGCCTCCAGTTTCTAAACGTAATTGACTTATGCCACTTTGTAATTCACCATATTGGTTTATAAGTGCAGCCCAACTTACATCATCTGTGCCTACTTTTTCAGGTGGATCATTTAATGGTGTATAATCTACTTTGTTTGTTGTTGTTTCATTTCTATCTAGTATCTGTACAGTGTTACCCAATACAATTATACCAAAGTTCATTGGTGTAAATTTTTGTCTTGTACCTAACAGTATTTCTCCGTCAATTACACCGTCTGCAATTCCGCCATTATCGTCATATATACTTGCAACAATTTTGTTGATAACACCCAGTTTTTTAACTTTTGCAGGTGCACTCAAAAATATTGGTACTGTAAATTGTAATGTAGCAATATCTATTTGATCATCAACACCCTGTGGTATTGATCTACTAGTAAACTGTGTGCCAGTAAGTTCTATATAACTTAAACTTGTCCAATCCAAGTAATTGTCTGTACTTTGTATTTCTAGTGCAGGATTAAATAGGACTAATAGTTGTTCTAATAATTGCAGTTTCTGATTTGTATTACTTGTCCATATATCAACACTCATTTGTAGTGTGTATGGCACAGGCATCATTCTTTCTATAGTAAATGCGTTTCCTTGTTGTGTAGTATAACTATTTGTATTAGCATCAAACTTTCTCATACGTATATGTTTTTTGTCCACAAAAGTTGGATCCTGTCTACGTTCTGGATTATATTCTAACCCTGTAATATAGCAACTTATCATAGGTGTTGGTAAAATTTTGTTTTCACTGTTTTCTCTTATAATTGAACTTACCATACGTGTCGCATCACCATACTTTACAGGCACAGTTTGTAATGTAGTAAGTCCATTTCTGTCTTTACCATACTCAACTTGAAAGTTACTGAAAGCACGAATAAACTGTAATAGAAATCTTCTTATTTGTTGATCGTAGAAAAATTGTTGTGGCATTAATCTTCTCTAGGTTTAAGTGCTTCACTTAATGACTGTCTACTATTTTGTACAGTGTTATCATCTGCAACAAACGTACCAGTGTTGTTTATAAATGTATCTCTTTGTGTATTTCCAGCACCAGGAGTTAGTGGACTACGTACATCATCTTCTATTTTTACCCAACGAGATCCATTATACCTAAATAGTCTATTTGGTAAAAAGTCTAATCTTAAAACAAAATCACCTTCTTGTGAGTCACTAGGAAAACTTGTACCCATTGTTACGTTTTCACCATTAGGAGCAAGGCCGTCACCTATTAAGTAACCGCTATAGGCATTTGTATTTTGTGGAGTAATTCTTCTTGCATCTGCACTTGCATCAGTATTATCTGCATTAAGTTGTGTATCATCTGCATTTACGCCTTTTGGTTCTAGTGGTGTTCCATCAGGACCTGTAGGTACAACATAATATTGATCAGTTCTATATCCGCTCTCCGGAACTTCTGCTTCAGCGGCAGCAACAACTTTGTTGGATATTTCTAATTCTTTATTGTAAGTAGAAAGCAAATCACGTAGTGTATTTGTAGTTTCGTTTCCGTCTTTGTCTGTTTGTAGAACATTAAGTATATCGTTATATTCTTGTGAATCAACTAACGGTGTACATTTAATACGCCATAGATGACTCCACCACGTAGGACTGAAACCTTCACTGGGCCTTGTGCCTTCCTGTACTACATAGTAACGTTTTAAACTAAGTTCCACACTTTCATCTAATGCACTATAGTCAGTCAAATGAGGCAACTCTATTACATCACCTGGCATAAGTTTACGCCCTATGTTATTAACCATATCGTTTTCATGCAATGTAATAAAAAGTGTGTCGTTTGCTAAAAACAATCCAAATTGACTTAAATCAAAATCTGTATCTGTAACACTGTATATACCTCTAAGACTGTAAATGTCTTGATCGTATTTTCTATCTCTATTTTCTAAAAATAAAAAGTCTTGTATACCCAGTGGATCAGGTTCTACATAGTTTGGCTGGCTAGGATCGTCACTTTGACCCTGACTTTGAATACCAAGGTACTTGTGTACGTTTATACCAGTACCACCAGCAGTAAACATTTCCTTAATTCTTCTATCAAAGAATCTATAATCGTTGGTGTGAGCACCGTCTTTCCATAGTGATATACGTGGCATATTTTTTCCTTATACACTATTTATCGTATTAAATAAACGTATGAAACTTGATTTGCATGGGCTTCCTATACATAGTGCATGGAGTGTATTTAATAGCAAAATACAAGATGCTTATTATGAAAAATTGAAATATGTAGTTGTTGTTACTGGACAAGGTGCAATAATGAAAGAATTTCCTGTATGGGTAAGTAACCATCCACATACTAAATCATGTAGTAGTACTCCGCATAATCCAGGAAGTTTTAAAGTTTTTCTTAGAAAATAGGTTGACACTTCTCTTAACTATGTTATAGTAATTATATAGTTAGAAAAGAGAAGAGGACCAATTATGCAAACAATTTACAATTTACCCAAGTTATACAAAAGAGATACTACTGGAAAAGTACGTGAGTGGACTATGCAGTATGGTTGGAACTTAGATGAAACACAAGCAGGCACAAGAACTATCTCAGGTTTGCAGGATGGTAAAAAAGTTACTAGTGAATGGTATATTACTGAAGCAAAAAATGTAGGTAGAGCAAATAGTACTACAAACATTACACAAGCAAAAGCAGAAGCACAAGCAGAATGGGATAAAAGAATAGAAAAAGAGTATTTTGAGGATATTGATGCAATTGACTCTTATACTGCTTTTAAGCCTATGTTAGCACATGATTTTACAAAGACTCCTGTAGAAAGTGGCTATACACAACCTAAACTAGATGGTATTAGAATGGTTGTAAACAGTAGAGGACTTTACAGTAGAAGCAATAAAGAGATTGTTGCAGTTCCTCATATTGCAGATCAATTAGCAGATTTTATAAAGCAGTTTCCTACAGTAACATTAGATGGGGAACTTTATAATCATGAACTTAAAGATAACTTTCAAAAGATTACAAGTTTAGTAAGAAAAACAGTAAACTTAGGCGCAGATGAATTAGCAGAAAGTGCTGAATTAGTGCAGTATCATGTTTATGATATGTTTGATAGTGCAAATCCTGATATGACTTTTACACAAAGAGCAAAGTGGATAAGTGAAAATGTTTCAGGCGATAACATAGTTTTAGTAAAATATGATGAAGCAAGCACATCAGCAGATATAGATAAATTGTATGGTGAATATACAACTGCTGGATATGAAGGTCAGATGATTAGACAGGATACTGCTTATGAATTTAAGAGAACTAAAAACTTACTAAAGAGAAAAGAGTTCATTACAGAAGAATACAAGGTTGTAGAAATACAAGAAGGAAACGGTAATTGGGCAGGATATGCAAAAAGGTTTATACTTGAGCTTGCAGACGGCACACAATTTAGTAGTGGTGTTAGGGGTTCACAAGAAAAACTTGCACAGTTATTAAAAGATAAAGATACTATTAACTGGGCAACATGCAGATACTTTGAACTAAGTAATGACGGCGTTCCTAGATTTCCTGTTGTTATTGATTATGGCACTGGCGAAAGGGACGACTAATGGCACATACCTCAGAAGTAATGGACACCCGAGGACATCATTTAGTTGGTGTACAATGGCCTGTTGTAGGCAGTAAAGGTGATGAGTATACTGTTACTATGTATGACAGAGGTTGGGAATGTACCTGTCCTGCATGGCGTAAATGTAAACATATAAAAAGTATTGAGCAAGGTTTAGTAAATGATAAAGGAGAATGATATGTTTAATCCTAATGTTATGAAAGAAACTAAATTTCCTAAAGGATTATCTGCAAATTTTGAATTTGACAACTATATACTAAGTGTAGTAAAAAATGAAATATCATATGGAAACGATAAAGGATTGTATGAGATAAGTGTATTTGATGCAGGAAACCAAATTGAATTGCCTGGCATTACTGAACAAGGTGATACAGTAAAAGGTTGGTTGACAAAAGAGGATGTTAGTAGTATTATGAAAAAACTAACAAGTATCACAGGCACAAATGCAAAACTTTTATGAGGGCAAAATGAACGACATACTACAGGATATACAAGAATTAGAAGGAACTATAACTACTTTAAAAAATGTAAATAACAAGCCTGAAGTTATATATGCAATTAGAAAAATTGATGATATAATTGACCGCAAAAGAGATGAGTTTAATAGGTTAGAAAAACAAATGCAAAAGGAATATTTCAATGGCTAGTATAACTGCATTAAAAGGCAAAAGATTATCTAAAAAGAAAACAATTACACGTAGGAAAACTACAGGTGCAAAAGCTGCACCATTGGATGATTACAAAAAACATACTGACTATTTCCATTTTAATGTTGATTCTAAAGAATGTGTTATAATAGTCAAGGCACATATTAAGAAAGTTTATGATAAAGAAAGAGCTAAAGTAATTCTTAAAAATAAAGAATCTATGTTTGCAAAACAATTTGTGGCAGCTTATTGTCATTGGTTAGCAGAAGGCAAGGATGCTCCAGAAGATAGTATAAATTGGATGTCTGGATACTTTGACGAACTATATAATAAAGGACTATCTATTGTTGAAGAAGTACGTGCAGAAGAGGCTAAGAAGCCAAAAAATGTATATATTCCTAGTATACAAGAACGTATAAAAGAAGCAAGTGGTAATATTATTGCAGAAATAGAAGAACAAATAGATACGTTTATTCAAGATCCTAAAGCATTTAAAAAATTTGATAGTATAAAATTCTTTAGAAAAATGCAAGTCAACCAAGCTCATGCAAGACATATTCGCAGTTACTACGAAGGCATATTAGGCGAATATCTAATGTTACAAAAGCCTGTTAGTGAACAAGATGAACAACTTAGAGAAGGGTATTCACATCTAGATAAAGCAGATATTAAAAAAGCAGTAGAACTGTTTCAGGGTATTGTAGGCGCATGTGATTTAATTACTGCAGAGAGTAAAGCAAGTAGAAAAACAAGGTCACCTAAACCAAAGAGTGCAGAAAAACTTGTTGCAAAAATGAAATACTGTAAATCAGATGAAAAGTACAAAGTGGCAAGTATTAATCCTGCTGATATTATTGGATGTAATGAACTATGGGTGTTTAATACAAAGACAAGAAAAATTGGTAAGTATATTGCTAATGAACATGATACATTACAGGTAAAAGGTACTACAATACAGTTTTTTAATGAAAACGAAAGTGTTGCTAAGACATTAAGAAAACCTGAACAACAACTTGCAGAATTTAATAAAAGTGGCAAAGTACAATTACGTAAATTTTTATCAAACATTAAAGGTGTTGAAACTAAACTTAATGGTAGAATTAACAATGATACAGTATTACTTAAGGCAGTCATTAATTAATAAATAGTGTATATACAAGGATACACTAATGGCAACACTAGCAAGTTTAAGAGCAGACACAGTAGATTACATCCGCTTTCGTTTAGGCGATGGCATGGTAGATGTTGAACTTGACCCAGATCATTATGATAATGTAATTGATAAATCAATTAAACGTTTCAGACAACGAAGTCAAAATGCTTATGAGAGTTCATATGTATTTTTAAGTGTTGTTAAAGAACAACAGGAATATACACTACCTGATGAAATAGAAGAAGTACGCCAAGCATTTAGACGTAGTGTAGGAAGTGGCAGTAGTGATACTGGTACACAGTTTGAACCATTTGAGGCTGCATTCCAGAACACTTACTTACTGCAAAGTGGTCGAATAGGTGGCATGGCTACATATGAAATGTACTATCAGTACCAAGAATTAAGTGCAAGATTATTTGGCGGATTTATTAATTTCGAATTTAATCCTGTTACTAAAAAGATTACACTACTTCGTAAGTTTAGTGCAGACGGTGAACAAATTGTTCTTTGGACATATAACTTACGTCCAGAAAGTAGACTACTTGAAGATAGACATTCTGGTCCTTGGATACAAGACTATGCACTTGCACTAGCAAAATACACACTAGGTGAAGCACGTAGTAAGTTTAGTACAATTGCTGGACCTCAAGGTGGCACAAGTTTAAATGGTGATGCATTAAAAGCAGAAGCACAAGTTGAACTTGACAAATTGGATGAAGAACTACGTAATTATGTGGATGGTTCTGATCCACTTTCATTTATAATAGGTTGACATTTCTTATATCTATGTTATTATAAAATATAGTTGTTGAGAGGTTTGGATGATAATAGGAATATGCGGGTTAATTGGTTCTGGCAAAGGTACAGTCGCGGACATACTTGTAGAACAAGGATATAAAAAAGTTAGTTTTGCTGATAAACTCAAAGATGGTGTGGCTACTGTATTTGGTTGGGATAGAGCAATGCTCGAAGGCGACACAGATGAAAGCCGTGCTTGGCGAGAACAACCTGATGAATTTTGGACTGCAGAAACAGGCAGAACAATTACACCGAGAATAGTACTGCAAGAATTTGGAACAGACTGTATGAGAGACGGATTCTACGACGGCGTATGGGTAAGTTTACTTAAAAAAGAATTACTACAATACCCTGGCAACTATGTAATACCAGATGTAAGATTTTCAAATGAACAGAATATGATACGTGATATAGGCGGTCAAGTTTGGCAAGTAAGACGTGGTGATGTTCCACTATGGTGGGAAACTGCAATTAATTGTAATGAATCTAATTCAAGTGAGGAACCGAACAATCCTATGAAAGTTGTTTTTCCTGAAGTACATGCAAGTGAATGGAAATGGGCTAGACGTGACGAGGAGTTTACAGTTAGTATTAATAATGATGGTTCGATGGAAGAGCTCAAGCATCAGGTGTTAAGTCACCTCGCTTCCAACCAAACTTTAGCAACTCCTGATGACAATTCAGGCATACAGTTTTCAGATTACGGTTGCTGACATTTTTTAAATTTCCGTCTACGTAAAAGATAGTAACTTGACTTCTTAGACTTGGTTTAAATCCACAAGCCTCACATTTTCTTTTTACTTTATATCCACTATCTACCCACAATGGTTTGACAGGTTTATGTAATTTTAAACACTGCTCGCATTTTTTTCTATAATATTTCTTACCATCCTTTATATAATTTACTGCTTTAGGACGTTGTCCGCATTGTTCACAATTAGCTCTCATGTACGTATTTACCCATACCTTTAAAGGGATTTTGCAAAATAGGTTAATTATAGGGTGTGTGGATAAATAACAGTATATGAAATACCTTATAAAAGGAAAGAGAACATGGCACTAATATCACCAGGTGTAGAAGTTACAGTTATAGACGAAAGTAATTACACACCATCAACTGCAGGCACAGTAGCCGCAATTGTAATTGCAACTGCAGAGAATAAAACAAGCGGAACAGGCACAGGTACTGCAGCAGGAACTACTTCAGCAAACGCAGGCAAGACTTACTTAATTGGAAGTCAAAGAGAACTTACTGCAACATTTGGAAATCCAACATTTTATAACACAACTGCAGGTACTCCTATAAATGGATACGAGTTAAATGAATATGGTTTAATGGCAGCTTACAGTTTACTAGGAGTAAGCAACAGAGCATACGTAACAAGAGCAGATATTGATCTTGCACAACTAGCAAGTAGTGCTAATCGTCCATTAGGAAATCCTACAAATAATACAGTATGGTGGGACGTAAGTGCAGATACACGTTGGGGAATATTTGAATGGAACCAGAGTACAGGTGCATTTACAAATAAAACTCCTACAGTAATTACAAGCACAACTGACTTAGACGGTGGTGTTCCAAAAACTTCAATCGGTGCTATAGGTGATTATGCACTAGTTGCCACAAATACAAGTAATCCTGTTTATTATAAAAACAGAAGCAATGCTTGGGTATTAGTAGGAAGTGCAAGTTGGCAAATAGCTCATGCTACTATAGCAGGAACAATTGCAAGTCCAAGATTTACAAACGGTGATAGTATTACAATTAACGGCACGACTGTAACAATGGTTGGTAGTACAGTTGCTGAATTAGCAACAAGTATAAACAATGCAAGTATTACAGGTGTTACTGCAGCAGTACACAGTAATAAAATTGAAATTTTTGCTAACAGTACTGCAGTAGGTGTAGACAGTGTTGCAGATGGTAAAATTGTACTAGCAAATGCAAGTGGCACAATACTTACTGATGCAGGTTTAACTGCAGGAACTTATGCAAGACCATTAATTGCACAAGATCCACACTATACAGTTCCAGCATGGAAATCAACAGATACTACGCCACGTCCAACAGGAAGTGTTTGGGTAAAAACTACTTCAAGTAACTTAGGCTTTTTAGCAGATGTTAGTACATATAACACTTCAACTGCAGCATTTGTTTCAAGTACTGCACCAGCATATGAAAATGATCAAACTGCACTAAAAAATCTAGATACTACAGGTGGTAAAGATATTAGTACAGGAAGTTATTATATACAGTATGATGTTACAGAAAACGATACTGTTACATATAAATTGTTTCAAAGATATAGTACAGGTGCAACAACTGTTACAGGGTTAGTAAATGATGCAAACCCGCTAACTTCCAGTGAACAGTTTACTATACAGGCTAGTGCTGCAAATAGTACAACACTTAGTACTGCAGTGACAGTAACACTAAGTGGTACATCATTAGCAGATATGGCAAGTGATATAAATGCAGCAAATGTAAGCAATGTAAGTGCAAGTGTAGACACAGGTGGATATTTGGTAATTTCTCACGGTTTAGGCGGAGTGATAGTTCTTAAAGATACATCAGGTACTCCTTTAACAGATGCAGGTATTACTACTAGTATTACAACAGGTCAAGTTAGAGCAGGCAACAACAGTGACTTAATAGTAAGTAACTGGATTGCTCCTACATATACTGCAAGTACAAGTGCTCCAAGTGCAAATCCAGATGCAGATACATATTGGTATGCTGGTGGCTTTGAAGCAGACATTATGATACATAACGGAACAACATGGCAAGGATACCAAAATATTACAGACACAAGAGGTTATGCTTTAGGTAATACAGATCCAAACGGTGTTATTTTTAGCACTACTGCTCCTACATTACAAAGTGATGACAGTGCATTAGTAAATGGTGATTTATGGATTGATACAAGTGACTTAGAAAATTATCCAGCACTTTACAGACGTCAGACTGTAGATGGTGAAGCAAAATGGGTTGCTATAGATAAAACTGATAGCACAACTGAAAATGGAATAATTTTTGGTGATACACGTTTTATGGCTGATGGCACAACAGACGTTGTAACTGGTACTATTCCAACTACTAAAACATTACTTACAAGTGACTATGTAGATATTGATAGACCTGATCCTACTGTTTATCCACGTGGTATGCTACTTTTTAATACAAGACGTAGTACATATGGTGTAAAACAGTTTAAATCAGATTATTTTAGTAGAACAAACTTTAGTGATACAACACAATATCCTACGCTTCCTACTGAAAAGGATGCATGGGTAACAAGTAGTGGAAGTACATTTGGTCGTAAAGCAGTAAGAACAGTAGTTGTAAATGCAATGAAGAGTGCATTAGATGCTAGTGCAGAATTGCGTGAAGATGCAAGAACATTTAACGTTATTGCAGCTCCTGGATATCCAGAGCTAATAAGCAATATGGTAAGTTTAAATAATGATAGACGACAAACTGCTTTTGTTGTAGGAGATAGTCCAATGAGATTAGCAGCAACAAGCACTGCTATAGAAAACTGGGCAACAAACGCTTCAGCAGCTTCTGACAACGGTGAAGATGGATTAGTAACAAGTGATCCATATTTGGGTGTATTCTATCCTAGTGCAACAACAAACGATTTAAACAATAATACAATTGTTGTTCCAGCAAGTCATGCAATATTAAGAACAATTGCAAGAAGTGACGATATAAGTTTTCCTTGGTTTGCTCCTGCAGGTACACGACGTGGACTAGTAGATAATGTTGCAAGTATTGGATATATTAGTGCATCAACAGGTGCATTTATAAACGACAATATTCGTGAAAGTGTACGAGACACACTATACACAAATAGAGTTAATCCAATAGCATTTTTCCAAGGTAGCGGAATACTAAACTACGGAAACAAAACAAGAGCTGCAACTACAAGTGCATTAGATCGTATTAACATATCAAGATTAACAGGATATTTAAGACGACAGTTACAAACAATTGCTACAGGTTTCGTATTTGAACCAAATGATAAAATTACAAGAGACGAAATAAAGCAACAAATTGAGCAAACACTCAACGATTTAGTTGCAAAGCGTGGTGTTTATGATTATTTGGTAGTATGTGATGATACAAATAATACATCAGATAGAATTGATCGTAATGAACTATATGTAGATGTTGCTATTGAACCTGTAAAAGCAGCAGAGTTTATCTTTATTCCAATAAGATTAAAGAATACTGGTGAAATTGCAAGCGGAAACGTAGCAGCTTCAAGCACAGTTTAACAAATATAAAAAAATACAATGGGGGTTTGATACCCCCATTTTTTATGACAAAAAACTGATAAATACTTTTATAATTAGATTAGGAGCAGAATGAAATGTCAGTTTCATCATTAACAAAGTTTACAGTACCTATTGACGGTGACCAGAGTGCAGCAAGCCAAGGCTTGTTAATGCCAAAACTAAAATATCGTTTTAGAGCGAGTTTTGAAAACTTTGGTGTAAGCACACCTAGAACTGAAATGACAAAACAAATAATGAATATAACTCGTCCTAGTGTTA